TACAATCTGGAGTTCCGTCCGTTGACCCCTTAACGGGTAGGATAGTTGTTATTGGTACTCCCCAGCATGAACGATGCTTGGTGGAAACTTTAAAAGAGATGAAAGGGTGGAATACCTTAGAGTTTAGACCTAACTTAGAAGAAGACCTTAGTCTATGGCCCGAAGTGTGGCCTATAGAAAAATTAAAAGATAAGAAAGAAGAATTAGAAAGTATCAACAGACTATCGGTGTTTTACAGGGAATACCTGTGTCAAATCGTTGGTGATGAAGATAATTTATTTAGAAAAGATGATTTACGATACTATGATGGCTACATTGAAAGAGACGAGCAGGGGTTGTCAACTCTCATCCTGACGAACCTTAATGGTGAGGAAGTAGAAGAGAGGAGACCTGTGAACGTGTTCACTGGCATCGACCCCGCATCTAGTACAAAGAAAGGAGCAGACTTTAGTGTTATATTCAATATTGCAGTGGATGGGGATAATAATCGTTTTGTCCTACCTTATTTTAGGAAGCGTGCTACTCCTTTGGATTTGGCTGATTCCATCATTAACAATTTTCAAAACTACAGAAGTAATAAAACGAGGATTGAATCGGTTGGGTATCAGGAGATGCTACGACAATATATCAAAGAAAAAGCAGAAGAACTAGGAATGTTTATACCTGGATTAGAGATTAAAGAGAATCCTAGAACTAGTAAATCCTACAGATTAGAGAGTTTGCAACCTTTGTTTGCTAACAAGAAGGTACATATACAACCTAATATGCAAGCATTTGTAGACGAATTAACTCTATATCCACGTGGAAAGCACGATGATTTACTTGATGGATTCTTTTATGCTAACAAAAATTGCTACAAACCAGTACACGATTCTGTAGAATCAGAGAACAAAACCTCCGTATATAGCAGAAAATCCAATAAATCTTGGAAGACTCTGTAGATTTCTCTTGACAACAACAACATTTTTCCCGTAATTTCGCTATAGTACAATTATGGATAAAAGCAAGTATTTTCTGCAATTTGATGATTTTATTCGCAAGATAGACGAATTAGACAAAGTAGAGATACCAAAGGGATACGTAGCAATAGATGCCAAAAAAGATTCAAAAAAGAGTTCAAAGCACAAGGACGCAAGGAAAAGATGATTTACAATTCGTCTTTGATTATGAAACTGGAGATGTCAATCAGGTAGAAGTACCAGAAGAAGTGCAACTAACCAGAGAAGTATTTACTGATTATAAAAGTGCTAGAGAGTTATGGGCACAAAAATTTCAAGAATCTGTAGAATTTAGAGCTGGTGCTCAATGGACTAATGAAGAACGTGATACACTTGAAGCACGTGGTCAAGCACCAATCGTAGTAAACAGAATACATCCTATTGTAGAGACTGCTAAGTCCCTTCTTACATACAATTCACCTCAGTTCCGTAGTACTGGAAGAGAAGACTCAGACAGAGATACTGCTAAAGTATTTTCTGATTTGTTTCAGTATATATGGCAAATATCAACAGGAGATGAAGAACTAAAACAATCTATTGACGACTATTATGTTGGTGGAATGGGAGTTCTTCAGGTTTATCAAGACCCTGATGCTGATATGGGCAAAGGTGAAGTATATATCAAATCTATAAATCCATTAGATGTATATATCGACCCTAATGCTAAAGATATATATGCAAGAGATGCTGCTCATATTTTAGTTACTACTTATATGACAGACGAACAAGCTATGCAAGTATATCCAGAATTTACTGATATTATAGAACAATCAGCAATGCATCCAGACGAATCAGATGATTATCCAGTTACAAACTTAGCAGCTACAGAAGGACAGCTATTTGACACAGATGGTACTGAAACAGTACACAATAGAAGACAATACATAGAAAGATATACAAGAGAAAGACATTCTTATTACAATGTATATGAACCTTTTTCACAAAGAGAATTTTTATTTGACTATGAAGAATTTGCTGAGTATTCAAATAAATATTATATGAAAGTAAAAACTGTTAAAGGTGAAGAGATAATATTATTTGAAGAAGAGTCTGTAGAAGAAATGTACAAAATAATTGAAACTACTGGAAATATATTTCATTATGAACTTCCAGATTTAGAAGTAAATGAACAAGGTCAACCTATTCCTCAAGAACCTGTAAGAGTTCCAGGAGAAGAAGACGAAAACTCCATACCTGGAAGTACTACTATTTTAATTCCTATGACAACAGAAGAATTAAAAGGAACTGGAGAAATTGTTTGTAATGAAATAGAAGAATGTAGAGTTAGACAAGTTGTTACAGTTGGAGATAAATTATTATATGAACGTTTAATGCCAATACAGGATTATCCTATTGTACCTTTGATGAATGTTCATCATAGAAATCCATACCCTGAATCAGATGTAAGATTGTATAGACCATTGCAGGAATACATTAATAAAATTCGTTCATTGATTATAGCACATGCAAGTACAAGTACAAATGTTAAGCTATTAATTCCTAGAGGTTCTGCTGATTTAAATCAAATAGAACAAGAATGGAGTAAAGCAGGTACAAGTGTTATTGAATTTGATGCAGAGTTAGGTGCACCGATTGTAGCTGGCCCAGTCCCACTACCAAATGAGTTGTATAAAAATGAAGCTGATGCTAAATATGATTTAGAATATGGCTTTGGTATTTTTGAACTTATGCAGGGTAGTGCTAAAAGTGCACCGTCTACTTATAGAGGAACATTAGTTGTAGATGAATTTGGCCAGCGTAGAATTAAATCAAGAAGAGATGATATAGAAGGTATGTTGAATCAAGTTGCTAAAGTAGCAATACCTTTAATACAGCAGTTATATACAGAAGAAAAAGTAATTAGATTGGTTCAACCTAATGGAAATGAAAAAGAAGAACGATTTAATTATTACAAAGAAATGGACAACGGTGAAGTTTCTAAGTATCATGATATATCTGCTGGTAAATATGACATAGTTGTAGTTTCTGGTTCTACATTACCTACAAATAGAATGGCATTATTAAATACTTACATGGAAATGTATAAGATGGGATTAATAGACCAAACAGAAGTGTTAAAGAAATCAGAACTTATAGATGTAGATGGCGTGTTAGAAAGAAGTGGACAAATGAAACAAATGCAACAACAGATGCAAGCTATGGCAGAAGAATTAAAAAGAGTCAAGGGCGATTTACAAACTGCTCAACGTGAAGAAGTTCACGCTAAGAAACGACTTGAAGTAGAAAAATTCAGTGGAGATTTAGATAAAGTATCTAATCGTGCTGATATGGCAACTACGCTTTATAAAGCAAGGTTGAACGATGCAAAACAACAGTTGATGAACTCCAATGTAACTCAGGAAGATGTTGAAGAACTTGATGTTTTTGAACCTATGACTGAAGAAATGGAGAGTTAACAAGGAGATAAAATGGAAGAAAATACAATGGACAGAGTAGATGAGCAAGCAGTAGAAGGTGTTACGACTGAACCGACAGCTGCTTCAGAAGACATTTTTAACGAAATATTTGGACAAGCACAAGAACAGGTTGCTCCTGTAAGCCAAGAAGTAGTTAATAGTGAACCTACTGAGACTCAGACTGCTATGGAACCAAAGAACGACCCTGACCAGTTTCAATACTGGCAAAGTCAAGCAGATAAACGTGCAGCAGAAGTAGATTTATTGAAATCACAGATGGCCGAAGTTATGACCAAAGTGAGTCAACCTACAGAAGCAGCACCAGTAGAGAAGGAAACAGTGTTAGAAAAACCTGTTAAACCATCAAAGCCTGCTGACTTCGACCGTTCTGAAGCTTTAACTGACCCTGATAGTGCATCAGCAAGGTATTTAGCTAAGCAAGAATCTTATTTGGAATCTATGTCAGAGTATGTAGCAACTTCAAATGAAAGAGTCATGCAAACGATGACTAAAGCACAACAAGAGCAAGAAGCTATTGCAAGAGACCAGAAAGTTATGACAGACTTACAGTCTAAGTATAACTATACTCCTCAGCAAGCTAGTGATTTTGTAGCTCAGATGTCATCACCAGATTCATTATCGTTAGATAATTTGGTGCAACTTCACCAGTTGAAAATGAACAATGGTTCACAACAGGTTACACAGATAACCCCAGAAGCTCAACAGAAAGTGGCAGTGATGAATCAACGTAATGAAAAGCTAAGTATACCAAAACCTATCGGAGTCCAGCCAGGAGCTAGTGACCAGTCGCCAACTAAAAACGTAGAAGATAAAATGATGGATGCGATGATTGGAAATTTCAATAAGCGTAATCCATTTTAATTAAGGAGAAGGCAAAATGGCACAAGACGCAAACGGAATATTCTCACCTAGCATTGGTGTTACACCTCAAGGTGTTTCTATCAATGATAGCAGAAGAATATTTAACTTCGGCGAGAGAGTCGCTGAATTAAACCCAGCTGCTTCACCTTTCTTCGCATATTTATCAAAAGTAGCTAAGAAACCTACAGATGACCCTGTATTTAAATTCTTAGAAAAAAGACATCAATGGCAAAGAAGAAACTTCTTTGTTAAAGCAGCAGATACTTTAACTGCTGACGGTTCATGGGCAGCTTCAGAGTTTAATCTGAGCTCATTTGAAGTTGATGTTGATTACGATATTTATGGAAGAAAAGTAAGTGGCGGAGAATACAAAGCTGAGTTTTTACAAGTAGGACAAATGATTGCTATGGAAGCAACAGCTACTTTATCAAGTTCAGCATCACCAGTAATTGCTTATTACAGAATTACAGGTGTAACACAAAACACAACAGATACATCTATTAATGCAGCATATGTTAAAGCTGTAAAAACAGGTGTTGAAAATGGTGAAATATCAACTTATGCATCTGGAGATACTTTAGTATTTGCAGACAATGGTGATGGACAAGTAATTGGTTCAGCATACTTAGAAGGCGATACAGCACCAGCAGGTGGTTGGAGAGATGAATTCTTCTCAAGAGAAGGATATGCTCAAATCTTCAAAACTGTTGTACCTCTATTTTCTGGTACTTCTTTAGCTACACGCTACAGAGGTGACGCTAACGAATACATGAGAGTATATCAAGAAAAACTTATGGAACATAAGATGGACATTGAGAATGCTTTACTATTCGGTTATGGTGTAACTGATGAAAGTTCAACAGACGCTGCACGTAAAACTTGGGGTATCTTACCATACACCGAAATTTACGGTAGAGTAAAAACATTTACTTATGCTTCATCAGGATATGATGACTTTGTAGATGCTATGTCAGATATTTTTGATGCAGAATCTGGTGCAGGTGGCAGTAAAATGGTACTTGCTTCACGTTCAATCATGAACTGGCTTAACAAATTAGGTGGTAGTTCTTTCTTAGGAAATACTATGAGTGCAGGAGTAGGAGCGGCAGCAGATGGCGTACCAACTTCATCAAACTATGGTGTATCTATAGATAAAGGACAATCACTGTTTAATGGTGTTAACGTAACACAAGTAGATACCCTATATGGTACTCTTAACTTTGTTATGGAACCACTACTAAGAGGTCCTTGGGCAAACCACGCTATCGTTGTTGATTTAAACAACGTAGCTTACAGACCACTAGCTGGTAATGGTGAGTCAAGAGATACTCAGATATTAACTAACATTCAAAACAACGATGTTGACGGCAGAAGAGACATGATTCTTACAGAAGCAGGTCTTGAAATTCAACTACCTGAAACACACGCTATCTTGAAATTTAGCTAATAGTTGAATACGGGGGAGTTG